AGATTAAATAAGTTATATTTTTATGGATTAAGTGTAACAGCAGTCGTTTATATGATTAATGTTTTAATGATGATTAATATCTTATATCAAGATTATCATAGTGCTTCAACCTTATCTTGTTTTATATCATTCACATTATTAGTTCAAATGAAATTATATAATAGTTTATCTGTTGCTTACTATTCAGTAAAAGATGACAAGATGATGAGTGCTTTTATGAGTGAATTTGTTTCATTTAATGTATTAGATAAAGATTATGTGAGTGAGAAAAATAGTTTAGAAAATACTAATCGACCTTAGAAACTAAAATGTTTTATTACCTGTTATATTTAATACTGAACAATCATAATTTATTGAAGGTGAATTAATCCCTTGTAAAACTAATACTGCTGTTGTTCCACCTACTACCAATAGTGTAATAATCCAACCTAAAAATACTTTATAAGCAATTTTCCAATTAACACCAGAACATTTTTTATGATCCTCTAATGCGGCAACACCGATAGTTGCCCCGACTTGACAATGTGTTGTAGATAATGGTATACCTAAACGACTACCAATAATAATAATTGTAGCGGATCCTAATTCTATAGAGAATCCTCTACTAGGTGTAATACAACATAATTTTACACCGATAGCTTGAATAATTTTATAACCATAAATAATTAAACCAAGTGAAATACCTACACCACCTAGAGCTAAAATAATATATGCACTAGAACCCATATCTATTCTTTTAGACATTTCACCGTCATTCATATAAATACTAACGATAGCGGCGTAAGGACCTACAGCATTAGCAACATCATTTGCTCCATGACTAAATGAATCACATATCGCTGTAAATATTTGTAAATATTTAAAACTCTCTTCTGTTTTGATATCAAATACTTCTGATTTATCATGTATTTCTTTTACTTTATCAATTTTAATTTCATCTATGTTATAATTAATATTATCCTTAACATATCTAAATAATTTATTAGAACTATTTTGTTCATCATTATCATTATTTTGTTCATCATTATCATCAATACATTGTTGAATTTCAGGTTCTTTTTTATTTAATTTATTAAGAATTCTTTGTTTCATTTTAGGAATAAAAGGGATAATAGAAGATCCAGAGATTAAACCGACTGACATAGATATTAATAATGAAATTTCAGTAGATAAATCGTCCAAACCGATTCCCTTCCCCCCTTTATAGATAATAAAAAAAGAATTCATAGTCATTGTTAAAGCAATAAGTATAGGGATAGACCAATATGCTTTATCAAAACTATCTTCTTTTCTAAGGACAAAATGCCTTGTTAAATAAAATATTAATGAAGAAACAATTGAGGAAAATAAAGGACTTAATAACCATGATAATATGATACCATAAACACCACCTACCCAAGGAAAAGTATCTAATTTTTTATACCATATAACACATTCAGAACCACCGGTAACAAGAGTCATTCCAATCATACCACCTACACAAGAGTGTGTCGTTGAGACAGGCATTTCAAAATATGAAGCTAAAAATAACCATAATGAAACAGAACACATTACACAAAAACATCCATAAATAAATATTTCAGGTGTTTCTTCAAAGCATTCATAATCAGCGATTCCTTTACGAATTGTTTTAGTTACATGTGAACCCATTAAAATAGCTCCCGCGCATTCAAAGATACTAGCAATAGCGACAGCCGATTTTATTGTAAGTGCTTTTGAACCGATAGATGATGCAAAAGCATTCCCTACATCATTCGCACCAATCCCCATAGAAGCGATAAATGATGAGAAACCACCGGCAATAACTATCCATAGATAATCTTCCATTTTTATCTTAGATGTAAGTTTATTTTTTAAGTATTGAATTTAAGTATTGAATTTAAGTATTCATTAATTTAAAGATAAATTATTTTTTATTTAATAAATGAAACGGAAAAAAATACCAAAACCAATAAGGGACAAAGTATGGAAAAAATATATAGGTGAAAAAAATGGAATAGGTGAATGTAATGTATGTGGTGATGAAATAAAACAGCTTGAGTTTGATTGTGGTCATATAATTTCGGTTGCTGATGGTGGAGAAGATATAATAAATAATTTAGTTCCAATATGTCATAAATGTAATTTATCTATGGGGAAAGAAAATTTAAATGATTTTAAACAAAAATATTTTAAGGATAAATCATATGTAGATATTTATGTAAAATGTTTATTAATGAAAACTGATGAATTAGTAAAGGTTAAAGGATTTATGGGATATAGAGAATATGAATATCCAAGTTTTTTATCATTTGATAGTATATATCAATCTTATAAAGATTGGTTATATTACAATCATATTAAATATTATGAAAAAATTGGAATGGGTAATAGATTTTCTATAAGATATCCCGATAAAAATTCTCTTGAAGCTGCGTGTGTAAAAATATATGGAGATAAAGTTAAAAATCCAAACGGAAATGAAGAATATGGATTTATAAATATAAAGTTTAAATAATTTCTTACATACTATTCACTAAATGTTCCATTAATATTGCTATCGTTAAAGGTCCGATACAACCTGGAACAGGAGTAATATATTTCACTTTTGATAATACATCATTATAATTTACATCTCCAACAATACCTGAAGGGGTATGATTAATACCAACATCAATTATTATTGAATCATCTTTAATCCACGTTGAATCTATTAAATGAGGTGAACCACAACAAGAAATTAATATATCAGCACTTTGAGTAATATTTTTAATATTTTCAGTATGAATATTACATAATGTAGTTGTAGCATCATTATGTAATAATAATAAAGATAAAGGTAATCCTATTACTTTACTACAACCAACAATAACAATATGTTTACCTAAAATATCTATCTTATGATATTGTAATAATCTAAAACATCCTTCGGCAGTGCAAGGCACAGCAGAGCAAGGCACGGCAGAGCAAGGCATAGCAGAGAAAGGGCTGGTCATAAATGAAGATTTATTTAACATTAAATTACCCATATTATGATGATGAAAACCATCGATATCTTTCTTGGGATCAACCGAATTTAATATTTGATATTCATCTCTATCATTAAAATTACCGGGTAAAGGTAATTGAACGATAATCCCTTTAATATTATCATAATTATTCAAATCATTTATATTTTTAATGATTTCTTTAACAGATGTATTTTTATCATATATATACAAAAATGTATCTATACCTAATTCATCACATTTCTTACGTTTTAAATTAATATATGTTGTAGAATCTTTCCTATCACCCACTTGAATAATCGCTAAACCGGGTTTATCATCTAAATCATCTAATTTAGTTTGAACATCTTTATAAATATCAGTTACCAAACCTTTGCTCCTTAAATCTTTACTCATTTTATATGATTTTTTTATATTATATTTTTAAGCGTTTTCTAATATGATTTGAATATTATTTAAAAATCTATCTAATGAATCAATACTTGGATACATACTTCTAAAACTTCTCAAAGTATTTATTTTATGATTGCTACTATCTGCTTCAGATTTTACATGGTCTTGTAATTTAGTAATCTTTCCGGTATTACTATTAATTTTATCTATTTTTTTCTTTTTAGTAGATCCATCATCAGTATCTTTTAATTCAGGTAATTTAATCTTCTCTATCGCAGGTAAAACTTTACCTCTTAACTCATTAAATTCTGTAAATATTTTTTCTTCTTCTTTGATTAATTCATTAAATCTAGTAAAACTATACCAATAAAAAAAAGTATTTTTATCTATTTCTTTATCGGATTTTATATCTTTGATAACAAGTTTATCTTTTTTAAAAGAGAAATTATATTGATCTTTTAATAAATTCATTACATAGTATGCTATATGTAATTCAATTTTTAAATCTAATATTGTTTCATTATCTTTTTGAAAAGTAGAGATAGTTTCCCACCACATATAAGATTTATAATTATAATTTAAGAATAATTTAAACTTATTGCTTATAAAACACGAATATAATAAGATATATAATAAGGATATAAATACTAAATAATATACGGATAAATGATTCTTTTTGGGGAATAAATACAATTAAAGCAAATAATAATATACTAGTTGATGCTAATAAAGATGATAACATATCATATTTATCATCTTTTTTATCTTTTAAAATACAATCTTTTAATACGAATTTATGATATTCTTTATTAATGAGACCTTTCTCTAAAAATCTATTTAATATTCTAACTCTTGTGGTTTTTTGAAATCCACCTTCATGTATCAGTTCTTTTTTAAAAGAATCATAAAAGTAATCATAATTCTCTGAACTCTGTTTATATGAAGGAGGCATTTTTTTAAGAATAAAGTTTTAATAAAAAAATTATTATATCATATCAAATTTAAACTAGTTTTTTTAAACGTTCATATGGTTTAACTAAATAACCCAAGTATACAGAAAGACCAACAATTAAAGCAATGATAGCACTACTCATTACAGGGACTTGTCCGTGATGAACTAACATATGCATAAATTGCCCCTTAGGAGATAAAGAGGCAGCACCCTTAGGAGGCATCTTTTCTTCAGGTGTAGCAAAAGGCGCTACGACTAACGGAAGAACAATATTTAATACAATACCTATTAAAATAGCATTCATAATACATTTAAATTCGTGATCCATATTTTATAATATTAAATAGAAAAAAAATTTTTGTCTTTGTCTACACTAATTTTATATATTTTTTTTTTGTATTTTATGATTTTATATTGTTTTTAGATTATTCTACCAAGAGATACTGGCATATTTAATTTGGTCTTTGGGTTGTCTACCTCTGGACTTCTTAAATACAAGAGATACACTATATTTTCTATCTAGACTATCTTTTATCGATTGGATCATTTCCTCTGTATAGATTTGTTTGTCAAGACGGATACCCTCATAGAGGCGCGTTTCCTTATCAAAGAGAGAATGAATTGCTCGCGTAGCCCCTTCAATGTATGTAGGATGACCTTCTTGAGTTCTGAGTATTGCCTTTTCCAACTCAGATTGAAGAGATTCTGGATCATCGGCAGTATCAACTGAAAACTTGATGATTTGTCCACCATTCACATCATCAAGGTCTGTATCATCTTCCATTGTGACAATCCCGGGAATATAGTTGCATTTCGGATCAACTTGAGCGAGTTCTTCAGCAATCAATCCATGAATATCTGGATTGTATTGAACATAACCCATAAGATAGCAATAGCCATCGCATTTACCCGAACCATACACAGAGATCGGTGAAAATCTCACCTTTTCTGGTTTATTGAGGTTCTTGATATCACGACTCGTGTAATGAGAGATATTTAGTCGCTTACTATTACCGATAGCATTTTCAAGACTACTGCAATCTACATCCCATGATGCCTTCTTTTTATTGTGATGAAGATAAGATGCATTAGGTTGCTTTTCCGGTTTAACCTTTGCGCATGCCTCCAGGAGTTTCAAGATTTCATCTTTATCAGGATTAAGAGAAATAAGTTCAGGTTTATCTTCAAACAGATTGATAAGATCTAGTGGTGTAATCTGTCTGAATTTCAGTTTTCCGTCAAAGTCTCTTTCGAGATCCTTGAAGTTAAACTTAACGGGGACAGTCATAATCCACTGATTACCAAAACCGTCTTCTTTGATGATTCCACCATTCTTGCGCTTCACACCACCAAGGTTCATCGCTTTGGTGACTGTTGAAAGTTCATCCATAGCTCCCTCTTGCCAAGCCTTTGAATACTTGTGAACAAGTTCTTCAGCCATTTGTGAGACATATATCTCTACTTGTGTGTGAGCACCATTCTGCTTGTATCCACACATACGACCAAGAAGACCTTGAAGAATAGTATCGGCATTCGGATTCTTGCTTTGTTCATAAACCATAGCAATATGTTGCTTTGGAACAACCTGACCCATTCTAAACTTGCCACATATGTGAACAAGCGTCGCCTTAAGGGGTTGAACTTTCATGAATTCGAGGGAACCCTCACCACCAAAGACAGATACATATTCGTATCCAGTAGAAGATGCGATAGTCTGCATCATACCACTGTCTTTCTCGGCACACAAAGTACGAATAACAACATACTTTTTATCGTATTTTGGAGAATTCTTCTTCAAAACTGATGCCACGTGGGCACAATCTGAAGCTTTGATGTTTTCAGCTTCAAACTTGATAGTACCAAGTTCTAAGAATTGTGTGACACCGATGTATCCCGAACCAGGTTGCATGAAGTAGAAGTTCTTGGGACTAAGTTCAACACCATCAAGAAAAGAACTCTCTTCAGCGGTCCAATCTGATGTCTGAACCTTCTTGTTAGCGACAATTTCCGAAAAGGGCGTCGCCGAAACACCAAGGATATAACACTTCTTCGACACTAGTTCAGAAAAGTCGCCCATCAGTGCCTTATCCAGATTATTCTTCTGGTAAAAGCGCTTAAATGGGATGTTGTTCTTGCTCTGAGCCATATGCGATTCATCATGGATAATCAGTGTCTCTTCAGAGATATCTTTGAGCTTTCCAAGATCTTGAGAGAAATATACACCGATGTTAGCATCCATGAGGCGAAGTGCTCCATCTGTATCTCCACCCGAGATAGTTTCCCTCTGGAAACTCTTCAGAGCATCATCAAGATCACTTCTTGTTTGAGCCCGGAGAGAAGTATCAGATGATCCACAGATGATATTGACGTTCTTGATGAGACCGAGACGAACCATCTCCAAGGCAGTGAAGAGATATGTTCCAGTCTTGCCACTTTGCATCTGAGCAAGAAGGACGGTGAAGGGTTGCCCTGCATCGCGGTTGGTGAACTTGTCAATGATCTCATTGCCCGCATTACGTTGTTCTTGGTGAAACGCCATATTGAAGAATAGAGAGAAAGAGATAAGTAAACTTAAAGCGTATTAGAGGAGTTAACTGTTTCCAGTCAGAGTATGTTTTGTGATTAAAAATTGTTCATATGATAAATCAAATTTATGAACAATGATAAAAAATTTGATATTATATGATACGACAAATTTTAATAATAAAATGATTGATATTTATGAAACTTGTGGATACTTAGCAGGTATATTATTTGCCAGTTCGTTAATACCACAATTATATAAATCTTGTAAGTCAAAAAATCTAGATGATATTTCATATGGTTGGCAAGCTATTTTCATTGTAGCAATTATCTTAGGATTAATATATTCAATACATAAGGATTTGCCACCAGTTTATCTTTCATCATCTGTAGAATTAATATTTATGATAACTTTAGTCATAATGAAATATTATTATAGAAATGTTAATATTCAAGATATAGAAAATCCATAAAATGAATGATAAAATTATTATATCTAAAATATATATGCCTAGAAGGAAATATACAAAACGTAGAAATACAAAACGTAGAAATTCTAAACGTAGAAATACAAAACGTAGAAATACAAAACGTAGAAATACTAATCGCAGAAAATCTACTAATCACATAAACTCGAAAAGATTGATGAAAATATTAAATTTAAAACAAATGGGTGGTGCCGGCACACGCCACATGCTGGGTGAAGGCGAGTTTGCCAGTGTATCAAGAGAAGGGGAAACGCTAACCGTTAAAAAAATATTTAAAGAAGATGTGGAATGGGGAGAGGTTGAACGGGAATTTTTTTTCGGAACAATTGTAAAAGCATTAGCAGTTAATAATAATGATTTACAGAAGAGACTAGATGCCGATAATAACTTGGAAGATAATATAGTTGTATTATATACGGAATCAGGAAATTGTGAAAGAATAGCTTTATATACTGCGGGAGTCAAACCAAATACTCACTCTGTAAAAATATTTAATGCCAATACAAATCCGCGAGAGAGAGTGTGTAATGGGTACAGGCAAGTTGGGAAGAGTAACTTGAAACTCTTCCTATATGGTGGGTTCAAGTTATTTGATGAAGAATCGTTTCCCGTTCCCAATGACGCCATAAGGTTGCCACCAAGAGTAATGGATAAAGATTACAGTAGTGTAAAAGTACCCACATATCATAAAATAGAAAATAAACAAATCATAATAGACTATGTAGAAGGTAAAACATTGAGGGACTATTTTGTCTATCATTGTGTATTGATAAGTGAAGACAGAAAATTAGTCAAAATAAATGAATCTATATTGAGACCCATTTTCAAACAAGTCCTTGAATTTATATCAATGATTAATAATAATTATTTATCACATAACGATTTAAATTTTGATAATATAATTGTAGATGATAATGATCCCGATAATGTAAGTGTAACTGTAATAGATTATGGAATAATGAGTATAACTGGTTATGGGGTCTTAGATGAGGGCTATTGGCGGCATGTCCCACACGACCCCCCCCCTAATTGTGTTTTTAATGGTCCATTACACACATTCAACAGCAAATTCCACCCATTATTTTTTTATAATAATACAGATACTTATATTTTCTTCTGTAATGTAGAAGAAATTATTGAAGAGATACGGGTTTCAGAAACTGTCGATGGGGGGGTGGTACGCAGTCAGAATTTTAAAGAATTTATGACATTAGCATTATCATATGACGGTGAAGTTAAAGAAGAACCATATGGTTCAACTCCTGCAGATGTTTTGTTAGACCATACTTGGATATCACAAGGAGAACCAGTAACAGCACAAGCAGAACCAG